TACTCCATCCAGTCGTCGTCCGACTCCATGAAGCGCATCTTCAGAGTCGCACCATTCGGCCAGGTCCAAGTCTTGGTCTGATTGCTCCAATTCACCCCCGGGAACCAGGGTGGATAAATCTCCTTGGAACGCGCTATGAGGTCCTCGAGCTGTGGGTAGTTCTTCCTGAACAGAATTCCGTGCCAGTGCTTGCCGTACTCCCTCGGCACATCCTGCGCAAAGTCGCCCAGCAAAAAGTCGCTCTTGCCGCCGAATACCGCGCCGCCGTATAGCAATTCATCAACCGTGTCCCGCTGAATGGCCGTTAACTGCGGACCCGGCTGGGCTCGCCAGGGAATCACTGTCGCGCGCTTCGACGGGGATGGGCTGGGCAGCATAAGTACCTAGCGCGCCATCGACATGCGCATCGACACTCGACAGCTTGGGTTTCTCATAGCCAATGGCTTTTCCAGCCGCGTCAATTCGCAACACGAGCGGCTGACTGGCATCCTTGTAAACGGACATCAGCATGGCGTGCGCATCCCCATCGAAAGCAGTCGGCCCCAGCACTTGGGCGATCTGCTCGTGCGCCTGCTCTACAGCAGCTTCACGCTCGACAGTGATGCGGTTGGGTGTGCCCTTCCTGCGGCCACCGGTCTTACGGCCTTTCATCTACTGAGGTCTACTTTAGAGGCCCTGCAGATTAATTAGATCGTAGAACTGTGCCCCGGTGAATGCGCCCTCGGGTGGATCTGCATTCGCTTTGAAGGTCACGACCTTGCGCTCTACGACGTTGCTGCGATTGATAATGGTGTTCAGGGTGGCATCGATTTGAACTTCGACCACAGCGGCAGGAGTGATTGTCTGCCAGTCCAATATCGCGGTCTGGGTGGTCTCGCAGTCCACACGGTATTGCAGGGAGCTGGCAATCTGCGGATCCTCGTTCTTGTCGTAGAACTTCGCCTTCACGAAACAGCGTGAGCCCTCATTGAGCGTGGGAACCATCTAGCCTCTCCGGAAGAACGTACGGATCTCATCGCTACTGAAGCTCAAGCGCATCTGGGTAGCCAAGGTCGGGATGGCGAATTGGGCCGTTCCCGTCAGATCCAGCGTGAGATCACAGATTGCACCCGCGATACTGACCGACTGACCCGCAAGACTCAGGGTAAGCGGAATACTGGCAGTGGGTGTCAGCGTTCCGCCACTAAGCGTGGGGGTCCCAGTGAGCCCGCACAGAATCGCCTGCGTGGCGCTGGGTAGCACCTGCAAGGATCCGGTCAATCCGCAGGTAATACCGGCGGAGGCGTTGCCTTGGAGCGTCCCACCGACCGTGCCTGAGAGCCCCATGAGAAGCGCGAGCGTCGGAGTGGCGGTGAATCCACCCACGCCACTCAAATCAGCATGGGTATCGAGCGTGGCGCTGTTACTGACGAAGCCTGCTGAAATCCCGCTTAAGCCGAAATGCACATCCGGCGTGACGAAGATATTGAGCTCGACCGACTCCGGCGGCGTGAGCCCCGCATGCAGATCCAGGGTGGCGGATGTACCGGCAACCCCCGACAGTCCCAGCGTGATCCCGAGACTGGCCGCTGCCGCCCCACTGACGACCGATTTGAGCAGCAGCAGCATCAGAGGTTCGTCGGGCTAATGTCGTGGGAACCACAGGCGTTGCAAACATATTTCGCGCCTTTGCCGTGCGGACCGTGCCGTAACTGCAAATTCTCCAACCGATTATCACCGACGTCGCCGTTGATGTGATGGACGGTTTCGCGACGTTCCAATACACGCCCCAATGATCGGGCCATCACGAGGCGGTGCTCTAAAACATAGCCTATATGGTTGCGCATAGATGCCATCGGATCGTCCGCATCAACAAGTACGCTCATATAGCCCTGAGAATTCTTGATTCGGCCGCCCTTCCAACTTCCATGACGCTCGCGCGCATTTTTCTTCGCGAAAATACCTTCCCGGCGAAATATTCTCGAAATCGTGCTCGGAGCGAGTCCCATTAAACCAGCGATTTGCGCGTAGTTATAGCCGGCCTCATAAAGTTCCATCAGCCTCGCTCGATGCTCCCCTGTCAATTCAATTTGCGAATTGCCACGTGGCCGCCGCTCAATACCGGCCTTCCGCAAGGCCGCGATGACAGCGAAATTGCCAGCGCCATACTTCTTGCCAATCTCAGTCGGTGTCATGCCGGAATCGTAAAGACGTTTCACTTCGCTAATATCGGGCAATTTGCGAAGGCGTTCCTTACGGAAGATCTCCAAACCAACTCGTTCAATGCCACGCCGCGCGAGTTCTTTATAGAGCGTGGCGACAACCAATCCGTATTTCTTGGCGGATTTAACGCATGACTTCGATGTCTCGTAGTCCGCAACCGCTTTATCGAGCAACTCAATCGGAATAGTGCGTGGACGACCCATAAATGACCCCGTTTGCTGTGCTAACGGAATCATTATACACTTAACTTCGTGTTAGTATACACTCAATCGACTGTCTCCGCTAAGGCTCCACTGTTGAACTGGAACGTGTTCGAGGTATTGACCGTCACATCCGAGGATAGCTGCGCGTAGGTCAATACGTTGCCGGCCGTATTCGTATCCATGACTGCCACGTACCGAATCGTGCCCCACCCCGCCGTAGCAGTGGGGAACGTGGTTGTGGTCGCCGATCCATCACCATCGGTTGGCGCACCAAAGGTCAAGGCGACTCGAGCATAAGAGCCGCCGGTCACCTCATTGGTGAGCGTGCCGGCTTTCAACTCGGCCAGGGAGGCGGTCGAGGTGAAGAGTGCCGCATAGACCGTCGTGGGACTGGTGTAGGCCGTATTGCGATAGACGTGATTCGCGATCTTGTTCGCGAGGTAAGTCGATGCGGGCATGGAGGGCTCCGTCAGATCAGCAAGTAGGTGAGATGCCCCCGGACGCCCACAGCAGCCCCGAGGTTGAGATTGAGCGCGGTATTGGCAGCGGTTTCGAACCAGCCGGCCGGATTGAAAGGCGCGACAACGCCGCCATTGGCGGCCAATGACATGGGGCCTGTCACATCCGTACTGCCGTTCTGAAACTTCGCCGTGACAGCCGCATCTGCCACCAGTACATACGCGGTAACGCGAATCTTGTGAGTCGCATCGGCTGCCACAATGGCCGTCTGGCCGCTGGCGCTGTCGGAGATACTGGCGAATTTCGGCGTGACGATCGTTCCCACGTTGGACATCTGTGAGGATTCAATCGTCGCCTGCACCGGCAGCGGCTGCGCAACCTGCGTATCGGTTCCCGTGCCATCCGCACCCCATACAGGTTTGACCCGCTGAACATGGCCGGCGGCACCGAGATCATCAGTGTTGACTGTAGTGCCGGAACCGGCCGTAATTTGAATCCCATCACCAACAACGATGCTCCTAAGTACCGACGCCTAACAGTGAACGGGATGGAACAACAGCCGCGGCGCCTTCGGTAAAAGTAATAATGTTGCCGTAGCAGGAAATGGCACTGCTCATGTTCTGACTGACATTACCGGTTGCAGCCGCCGTAGACTGAATCAAATACGCCGCAGAAAAGGCTATTTTCAAGCCTGTGGTGGTAGCTGTGTTGCGCCACTGCGCAATGGCACTGGGTTTCGTCCACCCAGCCGTCAAGGAGCTGAAGGTCACGGCATTTCCCGCCAACCACCAGGCCAACGTAACTGTGGAAGCCGCAGCCGGAGTTTGCCCCGTCACCGTGATGGTGAAGGGACTGGCCGGCGAACCATTCGCAGTGTCTGATTCCGCCTGATCAATGGACCAATTAGGAACGCTCAACGAGGAGCGAAAGACAATCAATACGCCGCTTAAGCCGCCGCTATTGGTCTGCCCGTCATTGTTGACGGCTGGATTCTGCGTCCAAGTCCCGTTGAACACCGACCAGAACATCTGGTTAGCATGATTCGCGGTATTGAAGGTTCCTGCAGTCCAAGTCTGTCCATCGCCTGCGCGCATGGACAGCAGATGATTCGATCCCGTGCTCGAGATACTCTCACCGGCCAACATAATCGCCAGGTCATTCGCCAACATTGAAGCCGGCGGCGTCACCACGACCGGATGGACGGTGGACTCGTAGGAACTGTTGTCTGCAGGCGTCGAAGCGGCGCCGAAGAATGATATCGTCACTTACCCAACCAACCCAGCGCAACGGTTACGATCACTGGATTCTGTGATTGCCACAGGTACTTGTAGAGCGAATCTTGCCGCACTCCGATTGCTGTCGAGGAGCCTGCGAATCCTGACTGCGGCACCATGAAATGAGCTCGAGGAATTTTGTACAGTTGATACGTGTTGGCGAGCACAGTCCCGCCAGCAACGTACGAGGAGAGCTTAACTTCTGTTCCGCTCAAATTGCCTGCAGGCGCACCCCCGGGCTGCATTTTAAGATCACCCACCACCTCGCCATGCATCAGAATGAGCGCGGTCGCACTGCTCACTTGCATCAACACATACATGTAATCCGTATCACCCACCTGTTGGTTGTAGGTTGGGTAATTGCATCCCGTGGTCAGCAGCAAATAACCACTTGTAGCAGACGACATATCGATTCTGAGGACGAATCCATACGTCGCATCGGCAACCGCGTAGTTAATCCCGTAGCCGCTCGACAGATCTCCGCCCCACTTATATCCGCCACCTGCGCTACCGCTACCACCCGTTGGAGTGCCAACAGACCTACCCCCACTCAGTCCGTTGAAGAAATACTGCTTGGCCCCCGTGACCCAGGGACTGACATTCCCCTGCGTATCCACTGCCCTGATGCGATGGGAATACACCGTCGCCGGCAGATATTGCCCTGCCGTCGGCCCGTACGTACTGCCGACACTGTTAGGACAGCTCAAATCCTTGAAACGCGTGCCCTGCGCATCCGCGGCAGCGGTACTGATGGAGGCACCACCCGTGGGCGTAGTCCATGTGAAACCATTGTCCGTCGAGTGCTGTACCTCGTAATGGGCAATCGGAAACGCACCGGCCACCGCATTGGGCCAACCCAAGTAAATGGAGCCTTCGTTCGGTACGTTGTAGGACGGATCGGCTCCGTTAGTACGGAAGGTCGAGGCTCCTTGCGCGGTCTGGCCCTGCAGCGTGACGAAGAAATCAGCCGGTGGCTGGGGACCCCCGTCGTACTGAAACCCATCGTTCGGCGCCGTCGCTCGAGTGGCCGGTAGCGTACCGTTCTGGATGTTGGTCTGAATACCACTCCAGGAGTTGACATCCGTCCAGATCATGATCTGCGGATTCACCGTATTCTGCGCAAGCGTAAAGATGTTCTCCGGGGTCGAGGCGTTGATATTCTGGAACAGCGCCTCGATCTGCGACCGAAACATCAGCGCGGCGCGATAGTCGATGCCGCCGGTGTTGCCCTGATAGACCTCGTTCACGGTCGGATCTTTGCCCGCCGTGCTCGTAGGCCCCGGGCCTGCCGGATCCGGACCCCCAACACTAATTCCGCCCAAGCTCTTGAAGTAGGTCAGTAGATCCTGGATCTGCAAAGCGGTGTTTGCAAAGTCCACCGCATTCACGTAATCCACCATGACGTGGATCAGCGTGTAGGGCAATGCCGCCCGGGTCGCAGCCGCTACCGCCTTCAGATTCTTGTAGTACTGCGAATACTGCGAACTCGAAAGCCCACCCAAGAGCAGGACTGACTCACCGCCGATCTGCACTTGCGCAAGGCTGGTGTTGTCCTTGTACCGCGCCCCGAAGGCCTGCCAGAACGGGATCCAGGCGTTGTTGGTGTAGTTCAGATCCCACACCTTAGCCAACGAGCAGCCATGGCTATCCGCGGCCGCGCAATAGCCGGCCGTGATCCACCAGGGGGGAAAGGTATTGGGCGCTATCGAGCCGTTGGTCGTCGTGAAATTGCGATCGGCCAGCTGGAAGATGAACTGCTTACCCTTAGCAGCACAGTTCGCCAGAATGGTATCAACCTGCGTCCAGACGTAGTTCGGCCCACTTGTACCGTTGTCGAAGTACTGCGCATACCCCGACATGCACACGCCGGTCACTTTGGACTGCAGCGCATTCAGCACTGTAGTGACCGAGCTCACCGCCGCTGCATCGAAGTGATAGCTGTTATTGCGGTAGTAGTGCCCGACCGCATTCGCGAATCGGAAAACGTTGCCTTGAGGAACACATCCGACCGGGACTGAGCTGTTGCCGGTCTGGTACTGGTCGAACGCTTCCACCCGATAGAACTGCGTACCCGAGAGGGTGTCCGGCAGGCTCGTGGCCGTCGTGGTGGCGATGAGCGTCGATTGCGATCCGGCCGTAGTGCCTTTGTAGACCCGATAGCCGGCGATCACCGATTGACCCGTAGGCACGGGTGGGGTCCAGCTCAATGTGGCCGTGGAACCGCTCACCGAGGCTTGCAGACTGGGGGCGGCGAGCACGGAGGTAAGCGTGCGCACCGCGGTCAGTTGCATGTCTGAGATCGCCTTAGGAAGCTTGGCGGCCATCTACGTGAGCGGGCCGTTGGGAAGGGTGCAATCAGGTTTTGGGGCCTGCCCAAACCACCATTGGAAATGGCGATTCAGGCAACGCCAAAATCCATGATGGTGCTCGGGACCTTGGGAGCGATGGTGAACGCGACCTCATTACCCCATTTCGAGGTCGCACTCCCGGCAGCAGCCGAGGTCACTGATCGCGCTGCGGCGAACCAATTACCGACCGCAAGATTCGTGGGCAGCGATCCAGTCTGCTTGCCGGCGGTCTCCGTGAGATTCACGTCATCCGCAATGATGGTGTACGTGCCCGAAACCTGCCCGAAGCCGTACTGGTACTTGGTGATGGTGCCCGCCGGAATGGCCGTGCCATCCTCGAACGTGGCGGGCGCGGTAAAGCTCGCCGTAACCGGGTTGGTCACAGACATTTTCAGGCTCCAGAAGTGCGAAAGCCCCACGCGGATGGTGGGGCTTCAGGGAGTATTGCGCTTAGCGCGGGGGCAGAAGGTCTAGTATCGCAGGAATTTGTACACCATCCCGCAAGACCAGGTCAATGCTTGGGCTGCACCTAGCGCCTTTATCAATGCTCACCGACTCTTTCCCCAGTCCGTCGGATACCACTCCGACTTGCAGACCGTGCAGCGCCAACCATAGTCAGGCGCCAAGGTCGCCTTGAGCGTCTTGTCAGGGCTCTGCAGGTCATGGTTGCATTGAACTGAAGACGGGTCTGGCGCGTCCGGACCCGTGACTTTCAAATCCGTGGCAGTCTCGCCGCATTTCGTACAGACCACATACCCACCTTTGACCAAGATCCATTCCTGGCACTGACAGTGGTCACACTGGTAAACCTGCAACTGCGGGCGCTTATCTGGCGGGTATTCGGCAATAGCCCGCACAACTTCAAATAATCGTCGCA